CCATTTTGCAGATTGCCTCTGATGTGAGTGGCGCTGAGATCGGCAAGGTTGAGTATTTCGTTAGACGAAATCCATCGTCGCGTTATCTCAAATGCAATGGCTTAAGCATTGGCTCTGCGACTTCGGGTGCTACGTCTAGGGCGAATGCCGACACGTTGCCGCTGTATCGAATTATGTGGGCAGATTTTGAAAACTTCGTGCTGCCTATTCAGGATAGCGAAGGGGTGGCTACTACGCGTGGTGTCAGTGCTGATGCTGATTTTGCCGCCAATAAACGCCTGCCTTTGCTTGAGCTTCGCGGCGAGCACATTCGTGTTTGGGATGATGGCCGTGGCGTAGATTCTGGGCGCTCGTTTGGTAGCTTTCAGGCGGATGAGGTGAAGTCGCACAGTCACTTGGACTGGAACTTTAATGACTCAACGGGTGTCAACGTAGAGAACGTAGGCAATTTCGATGGTAATGGTGGCAGTAGGGCGCGCAGCCAGATTGCTGGTGCATCAACTGGTGGCTCTGAAAACCGCGTTCGTACTGTGGCGTTAAGCGCTTTCATCCGCTTCAAGTAATGCCTCTTAGCCGGTCGGCCGGCATCGCGAGAATCCAATATGAAATCATTACACGCTCGAATAGCTACGGCGGGCTTACTGCTGGCTGTGTCTTTAGTGGCTGGTCGCGAAGGTCTGCGCCTGCCCGCTTATCAGGATGTGGTCGGCATCTGGACTATTTGCTACGGCGATACGCATGGCGTAAAGCAAGGGCAAGTGGCTACAAAGGCTGAATGCGATGATCGGCTAATGACCGAGATACTTCGCGTGAGTAGTCGCATTGAGCGGTGCGTGACGCGGCCGCTAGCGGTTGGTGAGCGTGCGGCGGTGGTATCCATGGCCTATAACCACGGCGTGTCGAGGATCTGCGAATCGAATTTTGTAAAGCGCCTTAATGCGCATGACCCAAAAGCATGTGACGAAATTGGCCGATGGGTGTGTGCTTCGGTAGATGATGGCAAGGGTGATAAGACTGGGCAATGTGCCAATTCCCCGCGCTTCAATAAGATCTTTGTTAAGGGCTTGGCCAATCGGCGCGTCATTGAGCGACGTGTCTGCTATGGCGGCCAGCCATGAAGTATCCGACATGGGTTGTCGCGCTGGCGTGCGCGCTTGGCTGCGTAAGTGGCTTGGTGTTTGGGTGGTGGCTGTATCGACCGGTGGTTGTGATAGAAGCGGCCGCACCAGCTGTGAGGCAAGCTGATAATTCATTAATAGCAGAGCGTGCTCCAGGTGAGCTGAAGCCTGCCCAGCAAATCCCATCGAAAACGACACCGGTTCGAGTGGCGCAGGTGCGCATTAAGCCAAAGGTGATCGCTGGCTCTGACGAAAACTGCGGCTGCGATCCGATAATTGTCGATAGCACACTGGTTCGCTCTGGCGATGGTGGCCATCGGCTCGTGGTAAGTGCTGTTGGTGGCGATGTGCTGAGCGCTATCGATTCGCCGTTGGAGCCGCTGACGCTAACTCGTCTGACCCCATGGGCTGCTGGTGGTAGCTACGGAACTGGTGGCCGTGTTGGAGCATTTATTGACAGAGATCTTGGGCCGCTGCGCGTTGGCGCCGAGGTAGATCAAGCCTCTGGGGCTGATTGGCAGGTGCGTGTAAAGGTTGGTTTTAGATTTTGAAATTGCACCAAGATTGCACCGCGACTTCTTGGTGCTGTGCATCTTTATGATTTAGTTGTTGTTTTTCGTTTGTTCAGACAATCCATCATCGGGGCCACAGATAGCAGCTTAGGTGTTGTATTTGCACTAACTTGTTGATTTGTAAGCATTCAATGTTTCGCTGTTGTTTTTAAAATACTGCACGTTCATGCAGTATTTCTGCGTATTTCTGTGTTATTTTCAACTACGGTTGCACCATGAGTGCACCATGGAAGTTGAAAGTTGCACCACAGGAGTATGTCGGAATGGGAACGATTGTCGCACGGAAAACTGGTGATGGCACGATGCGCTATCGCGCGCAGGTGCGCATAGTTAATGATGAAGTGCGACTTTCAGAAAGTCGGACGTTCTCACGCGAGGTTCTTGCTAAAGAGTGGATCAAAAAGCGAGAGCGCGAGCTTGAAGAACCGGGGGCTTTATTGGTGGCCACCCATCGCGGCATTCCGTTCAAGGATCTGCTGTTGCGATATCACGAAGAGGTGTGCGGTAGTTACGGCCGCAGTAAGCGCATGAGCATTAAGGCGCTGTCTAAGATGTCTATCGCGGATAAAAACAGCCTCTCGCTTAAAGCGTCTGACTTCTTGGAGCATGTGCGCGAGCGGCGTGAGGCGGGCGCTGGTCCTGCCACGGTGAGTGGCGACTTGATTTGGTTTCGCTCCGTGTTTCGCTATGCCAAAACGGCGTGGAATATCCCTATAACGACGGCACCCATCGATGAGGCGGCTGAGCAGGCGCGTGCCTCTCGGCTGATCGCAAAGTCAAAGCGCCGCACACGTAGGCCATCTAGCGATGAATTAAAGCAATTAGAACACTTCATGGATGTGTGTCGGCCGCGCAGCAAGGTGCCTATGCGCTTGGTCATGTGGCTGGCCATTTATTCCTGTCGACGGGTTGAAGAGCTGACCAGAATTCAGCGTAAGGACATTGATTGGGCGCATGACGTTTATAAGGTGCGCGACATGAAGCATCCAGATGGCTCGGAGGGTAATGACAAAGAGCCTCAAATGACTCCGCTGTGTCGCAAGGTGATGGAAGAGATCATTCGGGTGGTGCCGAGCAAAGACGGTCGGCTGCTGCCGTTTAGCGATCGAGCAATTAGTACTGCTTGGCGGCGTGCTTGTGAGCTGTTGAGTATTGAGGATCTGCACTTTCACGACCTTCGGCATGAGGGCGCATCGCGCTTAGCTGAAGATGGTTGGACTATCCCGCAAATTCAATCTGTGACCATGCATGAGTCGTGGAGCAGCTTGCAGATTTACGTCAATGTGATGGGCAAGCGCCGCGAGCGGTATGACTATCAGGTGCCTGATGTGTCGGCTTCGGAAGTGGCGTGAAGTATCACCGCTTGTCCAAAATCATCGTCAATTGATTGTAAGAAGCCTTCTCCAGCCAAAATAACAGATGAGTCAAGATCGCCAATATCTATTAGCCTCTTTATGAGCTCTCCAACTTTTATGCAGTTATCAGGCGGCATTCATCGCCGTCCAATCTTTTTTAGCGGCCGCGCGCTGCTTGTCCAAAAACTCCGCAAGATCAGTGACGCGCACTAGCCAAGGCGACTTCTGCGTACCGGCTCGATAGCAGGGGATGGGTAATCTCTGCACCGAGGCCTGTCGTTTGGCTTGATTACCATCAATGCCCAGGTATTTTTCAGCGATCCGCTCAAGCGGTATATCGGCCGTTTCAAACTCAGCCATCAATAAAAATATGGTGTTCATACTGGCGTCTCGTCATTCGATGAAAAATCCCAAGGTGCCTTTATATTCATGTCCATTCCTGCTTGGCGCATGAATACGCGGCTCGCATACCAGCCGTGACATATTGGTTTTGGTTCGCCTTTCTTTGCATGGTGGCAGTAAAACGCAACACCTTCGCTAGTTGCTTTAAGGGCATCGAGCTGTGTTTGATAGCAGCCATTTGGAACTGTGCCTTTTCTAAAAGCGCATGTTTTGCATCGAGTATCTGGCTCGCCATGATTGATTAAAAGTTTTACGCCCGCCTCAGCGGCGCGAGCAGTAATGCCGCCGATCTTTATTCCGTCAGTGCACACTCGGCGGTGATCTTGAGTGGCATTCATGCTGAGTCCTTAAGCTTGATCGCCCTGTGAATGGCTCGCCACCAGCATTGGCATTGATAGCTAACGCGTGCTTGGTCGTCTTCGTTCAGCAGGCCAAAGTCGTGTCTGTAGTTCGCGCAGGCGCTGATCAATTGTTTGAATGGCAGCTCGCTTGGTAGCGACTGAACGTGCGTGATGGGCTCGTTCACCGGCTTCAGCGTTACATACCCTGTTAAGCGCTCCTTGAGCGTTAAGCGCGTTTTGTTTCGCATGGCATCGGCTCCAATAATGTAAATGCAATTCGCTGCATGTCTGAAAGGTGGCGCTCCGTTGCGGCAAGGCTTCCTGCGCTACCGGTGCCTTCGGCAGATTTCGTTAGCAGGTGCAGGGCAATTTTGCTGTGGCTAATGCTGCGCTCTGCGAAGAATTGATTGCTCATGCCGCCACCTGCTGCATTACTTTGAGCATGTTGGCTTGCACTAATGCGGCTGCTAGAGGAGGGCACACGCTATTGCCACAGCGCGCAACTTGAGTTGTTTTGGTAAATGCTTTGCCGGCCCCGTCGTGGTCGATGATGTAATCAGCTGGAAACCCTTGTGCGTTAAATAGCTCTCGTGGTGAAAGCATCCGCATTCCGATATCGACGATCTGATACGGTTCGCCCTTAACCATAACTAGACCGATGCGATCCTTCGTGGGGATTGTATGCATTGGCTCATTGAGGGATTGTAGTTGGCCGCCTTGGCCGTAATATTTGACTAAAAACGCTCTAACTTCCGCGAGATGATTGCCTTGCGCGCTTATAGTTGCCAGAGGCGAGTCTGTGGACTGCCCATGTCGGCATGTGCCACGAAACTTTACTAGATTGCTAGTTACGAGCGCGTTGTGATCGCTAGTAGTTATAGTTGGCATTGGCTTAAGAACTTCGACTCCAACAACTCCGGTGTAGTGCTTTGCCAAAAATGCAGATACCAGAGCAAAGTGACCTCCTTTTACCTGGGCGCAAATAGTTCGTAATGATTGATCGGCCGCCATATTGCGTTGATTCGATGCATTAGCATGCTCTGTGATAAATGGTGCCGCTGTTTTCTCACTAACAATGAACGGATCATCCGCATTCACAACAAAACGCATTATTCCAGCAGCTATGCGCTTCATTGTTGCTTCAGCAAGTGGGCGTTTGCGTTCAAAAATTGAAGGGCAAGGGATGCTCCAGTCGATGCACTCGGCGGCTGTTCGGTGAGGGATCAAGTCCTTGCCGTGAGTGGCGGCGGGCCAGACGATTGGAAGTCCGTCACGACGAGCAATTAGAAATAATCTTTTGCGAATAGTTGGAGTGCCGTAGTCACTTGCGCGTAGCTCGCGATATTCAACGGTATAAGCTTGGCGCTCTAAGGCGCGAATGAACTGCTTAAAGGTTTCGCCCTTTCGCTTAGGGCAAGGGCGTAGATCTCCGCTCTCATCAGCTTCAATAGGCCCCCAAGTCGTAAATTCTTCTACATTCTCCAGCATGATGATGCGAGGCTTAACTTTTGCAGCCCATCGAATAGCGATCCACGCTAGCCCACGAATTTTCTTGCTCACCGGAGTGCCGCCTCTGGCCTTGCTGAAATGCTTACAATCTGGCGAAAACCATGCAAGCCCGACCGGGCGGCCTTGAGTCACTTCAACTGGGTCAATATCCCAGACTGACTCACAGTAGTGCTTCGTGTGCGGGTGGTTCACCTCGTGCATGCGAATGGCATCAATATCGTGATTGATCGCAATATCCACAGGCCTTCCAAGTGCAAGCTCAATCCCAGTGCTAGCACCACCACCACCGGCGAAATTATCAACAACAAGCTCTTCAAAATTTATTGATGCCTGTGCGGCGCCTCGAAATGCTGTTATCACGCTGCCACCTCCGGCAAGTCTTCCAGCCGTTTCACGTCGAATGGGTCAAACAGGCCGCTCAGCTCGTCGATGGCTAAGTGCAAAGGCAGGTTGGGGTTTGATTCAGCGAGCTCGTGCCAATTGGCCAGCGTGCCGCTTAGGCCTTCAATCGTGATCTCGGCGCGAATTAGGGCGGCGGTCTTGTCTTGCAGTGCGTGCTGAAGGCGTGTGAGTAAGGCGCGACGAATGAACTGCTCGCTCATGGCGCTGTCAAAGCGCCGCTCACGGTCTACGCGGCCGGCACGCTCGCTTTCTAGATGTTGGTTATCGG